GCCACCACCGCACCACCAGAAATGGTTGTCACACCCTGAGCAGTTACACCACCAGCCGTTGTGGGGGCTGAGAAAGTTACACCAGGCAAAGCCGTGTATCCTGAGCCACCTGCCGTTACATTGACTGAAGCCACACCACCAGCTCCTGTCGTCACGGTTGCCACAGCAGTTGCTTGCACACCCCCAGAAGGAGGTGCGCCAATGACTACGTTAGGTGCTTCTGTATAACCAGCACCTGGGTTGGTGATACCTATAGAACCTACAGAACCTACAGGGTTAAGAGTTGTGCCATCCCAAGCAAACAAACCTTTGGCAGGGTCTCCAATGACCGCATATTGGTTTTTGTACTGGGCTAGAGTCACTCCAGCATTGGAAAAAGTACCACTTACTGCCACATTTCCAGTTGCATTACCTGCGCCTGTACTGGTCAAACTAACATACTCAGCCCTACCATCTGCCTCAAAAGCAACAATGTAATCGGTTAAATTAAGGTTGGCAGAGTAAAGAGAAGAGACATTGGCACTGGTAACAATAGGTGCTGCATTGCTAGACAAGTTGACCGTGTTCTGACTGGCAACAATACGGATATTGCCACTACCAATAGGCATGGCGTTCTCAATCCACGAGAACTCTTCTTTGTCTATAGCCGTGCGATTGGCCTTGGTGTTTAGACCTTTGAAGTTCTTAATGATGGCATAGGACTTTTTCTGTTCTGCTGATGCCATGATTAGTACGGTGTTGAATAGGGGTCAGGGATGCGTCTGGTGAACGAGCTGTTGAGTGCAGCTTGCACCTGTTGCTTGTATTGTTGCTGGAATATCTCTGCCTCCCCATAACTCTGCTCTTTGTACTTGGCTTTGTAAGCCGCATAAAAAGCTACAGGCTGAGTAAATGGGTCATTGATAGGGTCAGTGGCATTGAAGTTGGTAGATGTCAAAGCCGTTGGCAATATCACCGTGTCCACTTCCATGAGATAACTTTGGTCAGGCACAGGTCCTAAATAAATTTGTTGTTGACCATAAATGGAAAAACAAACAGGTCTACCAATGTAGTTTTGCCAATATCTCAACTGTGCATTGAAGTTAGAAAAAGGCAAATATCTAAGAGGAATACGTGAATTGCCCCAATAAATGGTCACATTCATCACGTCTAGAATTTGATTGACACTATCCAGGGCTGAATATGGAATGATTTCAGCAGGATTAGAGTAAGTCAAATAAGCCGTACCATTGGCAAAAGGTGTAGTGGGGGGAAAGCCACCATTGCCTGTTGGGTAGGGAGGAGCAGATGTACCTAGCGTGCCACTGGTAGTGACTTGATAGGTATAAATGTTGGAAAAAATGTACTGACCAGAGGTGACTGCTAGATTAGCAGACCAAGGAATGGCTGCAGAACCATCAGCACCTATGGGTGTACTTGCAACAAGAAGGGTTCGTAAACAGCCAGTATCTCTTACAACACGTTCACGGGCGGCATTGATGTCGTCCGTTAACTCTTGGTCAGACCAGAAGACTCCGTTGGCATCGTGCAAGAGCCTTCGGACTTCCGTGATGTAGGAAGATAAGGTAGCCATTTAGAGTCCATGTTATGCTGCCCTCTGTGAGGGTTTTCCCCCTGCACGTTTTTCAACATGCAAGGGAACCACGCCTACAGCCGAGGGTAAAGAGCTGTCTTTTGCAGGTTTCTCAGTTGTAATCTCAAACTGAGACAAAATCTTCAAGCCTTGTTCCAGTTCGCTGTGGAGTGTTATCCACCCATAACGAACCAGAATTTGTTCTTTGTCCTCTTGTCCGTAACCGAACAAACGCACAGCTCCAGCCTCTGGTAACTCCACTGGGACATTTTTTTTAAAATCGTAGAGCACACCGTCATACCCAATGGTCAACGGTGTGTCTCCACGGTTAGTAACAAACACACTCATCAGAATGTTACAACGTCACCGTAAACACAAATGTTCACTGTGTTGTTGTTACCACTTGCAGTATTGACATTTACATACAAAGCGTTTGTCACATTACCACTCACAGCTAAATTGCTGTAAATGGTAGAGACAGACAAATCTTGATATGTGCCAGCACTCGTAACACTGCTCAAAGTCGCTGCGTTACAAACTAGGTTTCCACCATCATTTGTTGCAGAGATTGAGACGTTAGCAGTTGCAACGCTACCGTTAGGGTTATTGATGGTAACCCTTCTCACGATAATTGAACCAGAAGATGCTACGTTAGCACCTTTGGTCAAACCTCCACTCAAAATTGGAATGGAGATGGCTGCATTGCCAGCAGTGTTAAGTTGAGTCTGAGTGATAACAGCTACACGACCGTTGCCAAACGAGTCTAAATAGAACTGGGAAACTGAATCGTAACTAGCCATTTAGCACTCCTTATGATGCGTTGTATGTGCCAGACACGTTCTGTCCACCATTAGAGCCGTAAAGCGTAATGGTTGCAGATGTGTTGGTTGACAAAGCCTGGACGTTAGTACCATCAGACCACACAATACCAGCAGTGTTTGCAGCAAGGATGTTAGTCCATGTTGGTGAAGCAATGTTGGTAGAAGTGTTGAACTGAATGACCACGTTGGCTGTGGGCAATGCTTGATAAAGACCAGCAGGAACGGTCACACCAGAAGATGTGGCGTTAACTGCATAGGCTTCAAAGTATGCACCAGCCGTGTTGGTGGCTGCATTGGCAAGAATGATTTTATTTGGTGAAAGTGACATGACTCAGCTCCTTATAGTGACAAGTAGTTGTAGCCCGTGACTTTGGACATTGATTTTGGTTTCACGCTGACCAACTCAGCAATCATGATAACCGCACCAACATAACCAATTTGCCAGTTAGGTAAGGTAGATTCAAATCCTGTGAACACAAATGAACCTTGCTCGTGAATGTACAAGCTCAAGTAGTTGGTGTTCAGGAAGTAAACTGTACCTTCTGGGCAGTATGGGTCTGGATAGATTGGCACACCAGCAACCATCAAGGCTCTGAAAGCAGCTTGAGGACCGTTGTTGTCGCCATCAAAGGCAGAACCTGGGGTAATGACGTATTGCTCTTGGCCTACAAAGTCTTGAGCCAACAAAGTCCAAGTACCAAATCCGCAAACACCGAATGAGGGCATTTCTGCACCTTTTTTCACTGTTCCAGAGATGTATTGGAGAATGTTTTGTCTAGTTGGGTTTGCGCCACCTGCAGCGTAAACCTTAGACTGCCACCATGTGTTGGAGTTACGGTTGATGTTACCGTAAGTGACTTGGTATGTAGAACCACCAGAGCCATCATCCACAGCAGCGGGCAAGCCGATGAACTGTTGGTTGTTGGTTGTGTTGTTGTACAAAGCCGTAGCCATCGCATCCATCATCACGTTGGTTGCATCGTTCATACGAGCTTCAATCAACGGAATAATGGCAGCGTCTTGTTGAACTGCGCCTTCCATACCGAGGAACGGTACGGGAGAAATCATCAGTTTCAAGTCGTATTCAGCATTGTAAGCACCTTGCTGGACAGAAGGCTGGTTGAAAGAACCAGAATAGTCTGACCATTGAGCATTTACAAACTGTGCGCCCTGGACGGGAACGGTTACAGAAGACACACCACCAGAGGCTTGTTGACTGTTGGCAATCAAAGCCGCCATCAAGGGCGTGGAGTTGTACAGTTGTACAACGAGTTTGGGAATAAAGGCTCTGCGGGTAACGTAGGTTAATTCAGTAAACTGACTTGACCCCGTTGCTGGCAGAATACCACCACCTATAGCCATAATGACTCCTTAAAGATGGGCATCTCTGCCCCGACAAATTAAACCCTCTTGAAAACCTTATCTCAACCCAATAGGACGGTTACGGGGATTCCGCAATTCATCCAACGCCTTTGCAGCTTCATTACGAGCTGCATTGACAGGGCTTTTCCAGTAGGCGTTTAAGTCAAACTTATTCAACCCACTTGGATTGTAACCAGATGGTGTGGGCTTGGCAGCTTGTTTCATCCAGTTGTGATACTCGGCAGCGGTCTCATGATTGGTGATACCACGCTCAAGCATAATTTTTTCCACGTCTTTAATCTCATCTTCAGATTCAATGAGATTGTTTTTCATCAGGTTCATCCTACGCTTCTCTAGGTCAGCCAAAGCATCTTTCTCTCTGAGCTTTGCTTCTAGAGCTTGCACACGAGCCTCAGATTGGTTCATGCTTCTTTGCGTGTACTCTTCAATTTCTAATTCAGGGATTGGCAAATCAGGTTTGACCTTCTTTGTCATCCGCAAAAAGTCTTTGCGAGTTTGTGGATTTTCAGCAAGTGTTTGAGCAAGACTAGCCAGCTCGTCACGTGCTTCTAATGAAAGATTTTCTAAAGACATGTTTTTACCCTCTTACCGATTAAATAACTCTTTTGCCGTCACCAGGCTTTTTCACCTGCATGGCGTTTTTGCTAACCTTGTTTGCGCCATTCAAGCCACCAAGTTGAGCATAACGGGGTGTGTTGGTCACAACGCCATTTTGCTGATTGGTATCTGTAGGTCTGCGGGGTGCCGCTGCACCTCTTGGTTTAAATAAATCCATGATAACTCCTGATTACATTGGGGAAGGTGGCATACCACCTGGGGGGGGAGGCATACCGCCAGCAGGAGGCATACCAGGAATCGGTGCTGCTGCCATCGCTTTACCTTCAGGTGTGGCACCACCAGCCTGGGGTAATGTCTGTAGCATCTGAAGAATTTCAGATTGCTGTAATTCATTGGTTTTGTTTTTGCGAGGACCCAAAATGCCAGTCAGCGTTCTGATGGCGTTGAGTGCCTTTTGTCCTTCTTCTGACTCTGAGCCAAGAGAAGGAAGAGATTGTTCGAGCAAGTCCATCGCCATGCCAATGTTAATCATGGCACCTTCTTTGCTACCCATCTTGGGTTCAGGCGTGGACATGGGAGAAGCCATAGGAGGAGCACCGTCAGACATGGTGCCTGGACCAGCGGAAGGCATGGGGGCGGGTTCAGGTGCAGCTACGCCAGCACTCTTGGGGCCACGCATCAATTCCATCAATTTGTCTGAAGGGACGCTCATCAATTTCTCCTGATGTTGGTATTTCAACAACTTACCAACAGTTTGTCAATAGGTGAGGGTTTTTTTGTCGAAACCCCCAAAACGCTACTTAAATCACTTACGTGACTTACGACCTTTACGACCTCTACGCATGGTAGTGCTCCTTAAAGTTTTCCCACTCATTTTTTAGGGAGAGCGAGACACCCCTTTTCTTCTTTGCAGAGAGAAACCTTATCTCCGAGTCTTACGACCACGTTTTGCGTGCTTGTACATGACATGCTCCTTAAATTGTTTACGACCGACTTTGGCGAGCATAACTACGCTGAGTTCTGCCCCCAGACATGTTTTTAACACTCGTGTTTGACCTTGTCAAGCTAGGACTTGCTTCTGTTCTTTTCAAAGATTCTGTCGTCACTCTAGGCTGGTCAGCCTTGGGTTGAGTTTGTTGATTAGAAGCCATCATCCTGCCTTTTTAGGTTCAGTTTTTACCTTGGGTTCTGGACCTTTTGGAGGAGCTGAGGCTTGCTGTTGTGCTTGCTTTTCTTCCATCTTCTTCAAACGGTCTTTGAGCAATTGTTTCATAGGAGGTTCAATCAAGTCAATCAAACTTTCCTTGTCAATTGCACCAGCTTTCAACAAATTGAACGCCATTTGACGTTGGTCTTCCATGAAGATGGGTGAATTGGAGTGAGCATCCACTTTCACCACAAAATCTTTGGTAAATTGTTCAGCAATAAATGGTACGCCATCAATATTTTTGAAATGAGTTGAGTTGTAGGCTTGCATGCACTTCAAATACAGTGTTGCGAGCTTTTCCAAGCTGTCTTCAATGACAAGCGCCCTCTTTTTCACTCGTGATGAGCCTAAACGGGCTAATTGAGAGGCGTGACCGCTAGAACGGACACCTGCTTCCCCTTTTCCTTGTAAAACATTGCCAATACCGCTTGCTTCTTCAAACATTTGGTCAATTTCACGGATTTCAGCAAATAAATCGGGTGGCATGTTAGGAGCAAGCCTATCTACCTTGGCATTTGGCATGTCATTGGAGATTTGACCCCCCGCACGGTTCAAAGCAAAGAGTTTTTCCTCTGAAATACCCGTAAAACCAATAAAAGCAGTGGGTGGATTGACTTGTTTTGACAGTAAATCAAGTACATCAGTCATCCTGTTGTTGCGTAATTCCTGCAAATACTGGAGTCGCTGGACCTCACTACCCCCCCAATAGTAGTCGTACAGGGGGTTGGGACAGATTTGCACAAAGGGTAATTCGCCTTTGAGGAACATTTTTTCGCCAGAACGGTCATAAATAATCACGTCTGGGTCTGCTTTTGTAATGACTTGGTAGTCTTGGGTCTCGTCATTCCACACCCAAAGCTCTGTCATCTCTACTGTATCTTCTCCAACCATCGCTTTATAACGGTTTTGACCAGATAAATCGAGGTTTACATTGCCGTACAACTGGGGATTTGTTTGAGACATTAGGATACGTTCCATGCCATTGGCTATCTCAGTACGTTCGTGAACAGAGACAGAGAGTCGTTTGACAATGGCTTCCCTGTTGGGGTGGTTGTACAGGCGGTCGTACAGCTCTGACTTGGTGATGTAGTAGGTGTGAACCAGGGCTTCTTGTCTGTCGGTGTAGGTGGTGTCTTCACGCAGGACACCAATACACTGGGGTTCTACCATGTAGGGGTGGGCTTCCCCATTTCTCATGATGAGTTTGACAAAGGCTGAGTTGTAAACCAGTGCCCAGGTGGTGGCAGTGGAAAATACTTGGTCAGCGTTGCTATTTAGCCACTCATCATTGAGAGCACGGGTGAGTGTAGGTACTTTAAGTTGTTCAGCATCAGGTACAGCAGCTCCTGTGTTAATGGAGAATCTTGTGGTTTCTGCTGAGTAGAGGAAGGAGGTGAGCTGGTCGAGATGAGGAAAGATTTTGTTGTAGATAGCAGGGGCTTGGCTAGGACCATTGCCAAACAGATACCAAGAACGTAGGTTCTGATAGTCCGTCTTTCTTTCCTCTCTGGAGACGAGGCATTTGCGGATGAGGTCAAGGTAAAACTCTTCTCTGTCTAAGTCATTACTGGGAATTCTCATTTAGGCACCTGTAAATTTTCATGGTCTCGCATAGACCCATTACCCGCTATTGGACCATTAAGTTTACCAGTAGGAGAGGCTTGCGTGGGCAAAATACTCACGGCTTCATCTCTGACTGGTTTGAACTGACCGCCCATCACGCTCTTCATGCTGATGCCCCCTTGGGCACCCCACATGGCTGCGTCCCCAGGTCTTGGCTCTTTAGGACCTTGAGCCAATATCTGACGCTCTTTCTCAGCCTCAGCACCCGCCACAAAGTCTAGTTCTTGTTGCGTGAGCTTGTTGTTTCTCGTGAGGTAACCCGTCTGGTGTTCACCAGCTCGTGTGCTCTTAATATCCGTCATTTGGAAGTCTTGTGCAAGCCCTTTTAGGGTGCTATCTGCCTTTTTTGTTTTGTCAGATTTCATGCCAACAGGTTTTAAGTGAATGATTGAGATGGCACCTTTACAGTGTTTCATGGGGCAGTTAGGCTCCCATGCCTCAAATATGCCGTGGTTTTCGCAGTAGTAGTCTCTAAGAATTGCCATGTTGTTACCCTCTTTCATCTAAGTTTTTGTCACTGTAGTCGTGACGGTTTGCCATACCCACCTTGAGCTTGATACCTTCTCTGGTGAGCACCAATTTGTTACTGGGCATATAGGGGCTATACGCCTCTTTTCGATAGTCCACGTACCTTGTGTTGTCTCGCCTCTTCATGACCCTCACAACGCCTCTCTTCCAAGCGTCATAGCCCTTGTTGACCCGTATCTGCACGTTTTCTGTCAGGGGTTCTGTTTCGTACTTGAAGACATCCTTCAAGTGTTGAGCAGAGATGCCACAGAGTTCAGCAAAGCTCTTGATGCTGATGCCACGGTCAAGGTCTTCTAGGAACTTCTTGATTTGACGCTTGAGTTCAGACTTGGGGAGGGGGGCGTTTTTCGGAACCATAAATACCTATGTATTTCAAATAGTTAGAGACGTTTTTACCCACGGCTATTTCTTCAGGACTCATAATCTCTTGTGCTTTAGAGACCTCTCTGGTGATTTTCATCTGAAGAAGCCTTGGTTGCAACTGCTCTGCATAAGCCGCCACAGCCAGCGCACAAGCAATGACTCTATCATCCTTACCCCTTCCAGGGGCACCAATGAACCCATCTTCCCTGACAATGCTCTTCATTTCGTCCAAGGTCTCCATAGAGACAATGTTCATCATGCCACGCTCAAAGTAATCCTTCATGTAGTTCATCATGCGTTCTTTAGAACTGGCAGTGGTCAACCAGTACATAGAGTTGCCTGGCCCAGACATGGAATCATTCCTTCTCCAAATGTAGTTGGTCATGGAGCCTAGTACGTCTTCCAAGCCTCTACCAAGTTCTCCACCTGTGTTGGCAGCCTGACGTTTCAAGTTCTTCATCTCATTGATGACAGCCTGACCTGGACCGTTAATCTCAAGGTTAAGCGTTGAGTTCTTGTAAGCACCACCGAGGTGGGCAATGACCCACGCAAACTGGTAAGTGTTCATCTCGCTGGTAGCAAACTCTGCTACTTGGTCAAGACCGTCAGCATAGCATCTGAACACTTGTATGCAAAATCTGTCGGCCCAGTCTGAGCTTCCGTAGGCAGGGTCGGCTCCAATAACATAGTAAGCTGTGTCCACGGGTTCTTCCCAAATTTTAAGAGTGGACAGTCGTTCTGTGGATTTGAGCACATCGGTGTCTTGGAACATTTGACCGAAAACGTAACGGTAGCCGTCATACAAAACCTTCTTGCTGAGTTTCGCTGCTTCTGTACAGCGTGAGTTAGAAAAGAAAGATGTCCCTGTCATCACAAACGCATAGTCTTCAGTAGGAGGAAACTCCTGATACATCAAGCTCTCATCCTTGATGCCCTCAGCCATCTTCCATCTCCACCAAGCTATCTGTCTGGAGTTAATCTCTACCCCGTAGAGCTTCTTAATCTCCTTGACCCATTCTTTCTCTTCCCCAGTCAACTTCCCATCCCAGTAAACCTTGTAGATTTGGGAGTCGCCAGGAACAGAATAGAACTCGTTTCTCCACCATCCACAGAAGATAGCCCTCTGTGTTTTGGCCCTCTTAGCCGTCTTGTACATGTCGTGGAACATATTAAAACCCTGAGCCGTACTCTCAAACATGTAGAGTCTCTCAGGGTTCTTCTCAGCTAAAGAGGCAATCAGGGAAGCTAAGCCTTCCTCGTTACCCCAAGAGGCTGTTTCAGTCCCGTGCAAGTAAGTGATAGCCTTGCCTTGCCCCAATCGAGATTTGTTACCAGCAATCTGGTAGAAAATCCTGCTTCGATTCTTGAGCACCATTTGGTTTCTATTGTGGGCCACCAAAGGTATCTTGTACTCCTTGGGTAAACCTTCCATGTACATGGCAAGCGTAGACCTGAACATGTCTCTGTTCTCTTCTGTGTCAGCCACAAGAGTGCCCTGCCAACCAGGGTGAGTGAATTGCCAATACAAATCAAGGGCCAAGCTAACAGTCGTAATCCCCAACTGACGACCCTTGAGAATAACAAAGAAATGAACGTCATCTTCCAACCCCTTGGTCATCTCCTCCATCACATACGTTTGTGTCCCCAGGAGGTTACCCATCTTCTTGAGACCCTCTTCCTTGGTCTCAATCTTCAACTCACTACAAAACTTGTAGAAGTTCTTTAAATTAAAGTTCATCAGGCTTGCCCATTCTTTCTGTTGACCAGTTGGCTATCTCAGCCCTGACACCCTTGTTCCTTGCACAGTTAATCAGCTCTTGGTAAAAGATGTCTGAGTACTTGTCCTTCCACTCAGCAGCCAACTTCCTCTTGCTCACCTTGCTAATGCAAGAGATGGCCTTCTGCATCTCCCACTTGAGCCTGAGACGAGATTTGTATAACTGCTCTTGCATATCCTTCTCTGTACCCATTTTCCATTGCCTCTTGTGCTACTTGTTCTGTCATCGCCTCTGACACACAAAGACGTATCCAAAGCTCCCTACAGAGTGCCCTTAAATCGTCCTCAGTCGTCCAAAGAAGCTCAGTCAATACTTTCACCCATGAACCTTAATAAAACCCTGCAAGACAGCGTGATGTCCTCCAGCTCCCCAAAAGAACTGCAGTCCTCAATAATGTCCTTCAACCTCCAAACCATGTATTGGTCCAACAGGTCTGTTGCCGTCTCTCTGTGATTACCCTCTATGACAAACTTATCCATTTACTCTGTCCTCCAGACTCTTACAAACTCACCCTCAGTCCTACTCGTAAACTTATAACCCAACCTCTTGGTCGCCCTACAGTTGGCGTTATACACCTGCTGCCTGTGACTGACAGGCACCACAAAACTATCCCCTACCTCCATATCCTCATACGGGTACGCATACACCACACGAGGCTTGGGTAAACTGACCTTCTCTACAACTAACTCTGTTTGCATATCTACACCTCTACATATAACTGCACTATACACCTAAAAAAAGAGC